CCAAGTAAAAGAGTGTCCAGTAAGACTCCGAAGACAGCAGGTGAGATGTCCGCTGCAGAGAAAGCAAAGAAGATTAGAGAGAAAAAGAGTCTGGGACAACCAGCAGGTAAACCTAGAAGAGTAAAATCTCTAAAAAGAAAGTAACGTGTATAGCATTATACATCCCAACACCATATAGGTGTTTCTTCTCCCATATAAGCACATTCTATATTGAAAGAAAAATACTCCATAGCTTCCTCGCTACTCATATCTTCCTCTAATATATCCAAACATCTCTTAACACTATATATAAGTCTAACAGGATCATTTGATTGATCTACACCTAATATAGCATTATCAAATCCGTCTGCTTTAAGTAATTTAAAGTCTTTGTATATTTCTAATATTTCAGACATTATCCATCACAACTTAAACAATCCTCATCCATAGCTTTTTCAGCTATATCCCCTCTAAGAACAGATTCCGTTCTAGTATAATACAAAGTCTTTATCCCTTTCTTCCAAGCCTCAAGGTGAACTTTGTTCACAAACTTAGGATCTACTTGAGAAGGGAATGCTAAGTTCAGACTAACGGACTGATCTATGTACTGTTGTCTAATACCTGCTTGATTGATTAACTCTAATTGATTTATCTCCTTAAAAGTTTTAAATACGTCTTTGTTATGTTCACTTAAAAAATCTAATCCCTGAACAGATCCTCCGTCAGCTAATATCTTCTCCCAAACTTCACTAGTGTTCATGTCTTGTTCTTGTAAAACTTTCTCCAGAGTAGGGTTTTTACGTATGAAAGTACCCTTTGCACTTTGTTCAGTAAATACATTAGCAGCCCAAGGCTCAATGCCGGGACTAATATTACCACTAAGCTTACTATTACTAACTGTAGGAGCAATAGCTCTAAGATGAGTGTTCCTAAACCCTGTACCAACGCACCATAACGGTTCTCCGTACTTATCAGCAAGAGCCATACTAGCTCGTTCACTTTCGATTTTAATTTGGCTAAATATCCTTCTTGTTTCATGTTGTGCTAATAATCCTTCGAAGGGTAATCCCTTCTCTTGTAAATATGTGTGCCAACCCAATACCCCTAGTCCTATGGCTCTACCTTTTTCAGCAGACCTTACAGAGTTTTCAAATCCTTTCAGACCCTTTGCCCTTTGTATGAACTCTTGCATAACACCGTCTAAAAAGAATGTGCTATCATATATTAAGTTAGTATCTTTCCATTCATTATATTTTGCTAGATTTAAACTAGACAGACAACAAACAAAACTATGGTTCTCATCTGTATGTAAGGTAATCTCTGAACATATATTTGTCATAAATACTTTCAAAGCGTTGTCTTTGTATGCAGGTGGATTTGCTTTATTCACATTACCTTTAAACATTATATAAGGTTCTCCGGTAGCTTTACGTTTCTGTAAAAGCGCACCCCATTTCCTCCTTGCAACTTTATCTCCTGACCCCAACTTCCTCATAAACTTATCACCAACAACTGCACATTGATGCATATTAAGTGATTGTCTGTTTACATCACCTTTAGGTTCACGTATGTCTAACCAATCTTCAAAATCTGCATGCTCAATGTTTAGGTTGACACTTGCCGCACCTCTTCTTACAGATCCTTGATTAGTTGCTAATATAGTAGAGTCATATACTTTACAGAAAGGTACAACACCATCTGATGTCCCATTGTTAGTTATATTAGCACCGGCAGGTCTAATTTGATTAATACCAATACCAACACCACCACCATGCTTTGCAAGCAACATCATCTCTAGATTTTTAGATCCTATATCATATATAGAGTCAGCTACATCAATACCAAAGCAACTGATTGGTAAACCTCTATCTGTCCCTGTATTAGAGAGGACAGGAGACGCTAAACATAACCAACCATTCCAGATGTATTCAAAAAATTTTTCTTCCATCTCAGGCTTGTCTAATCGCCTTGAGATAGTTTTTGATACTCTTTCATAAGCTTCCTTTGGTGTTTCATTGGGTAGTAAATACCCACCTTGAATTGTTTTCTTGTAGACATCACTATCTGCCCAAGAAGGGTAATCCTTACCCTTTATCCATCTATTACTACTAGTCATTTATTTTTTTTATTTAAAAAGGTGTATTAACCAAGCCGTTAAGCCATTAAGGTTTAATATTACTAAATTCCATTGTCTTCTTGATGTTGTCTGAACCATTACAAGTATAAAACCTACTACATATAATTCAGCTGAAATAGACCATTGAGCAGCAATTAAAAATCCACTACCCATATAACCTATCCTTTCGTACATCTTCTCCCAAGGAGAGAGACTTCTCCTCCTTACAAGTTGGCTTTCTATTTTACCAAATATCCTCGAAATCCTCCCCTTCATTTGCTTTACTGTAATCTGTAGGTCGCATAGCAAAAAAATCTGTATGTGTATGACCTCCGGTTAAATGATAAAACCAATCTAAATTTGATGCCGCTTCTTTATCGTAAACAAACATCCTAGATGTGACTTCATCATAACCAAGTTCCCTTAACTTCTCATTACATCTTTTCCTAATAAACTGTTTAAGGTCGTAAGATTTAATCCCTTCTATGTCACCCATCTCAAACATCTTGTCAATGTATTTTTCCTCAAGTTCTACCATTGTTTCAGCGGCATTTTTTATACTATCTCTACAAGTAGATCTAAGGGTTGGGTCTTCATCACACATGTGATTAAATAGTTGACAACCCATCTTTGAATGTAAGGATTCATCCCTAACACTCCACTTCATTTGTTGACCAATTCCTTTAAGAAGATTACGCATTTGGAAAGAATATAACACAGCAAAAGCACTGTAAAGGCTAACACCCTCTGCAAAAGCGGAAAAGATTGCAAGTGATCGTGCAATCCCCACTGTTTCGGTCCCGGTGTATCCCACGAGATTATCAAATCTCTGAGATGTAGCAGGCTCATGTAAAAACGCTTCAAAATCATCTAATCCTAATGTTTCGTTTAAATAACTATAAGCTACTGCATGTATTGTTTCTTGCGAACCAAACATCATAGCCATTTGTTGTATCTCATGTTTTGGAAACCATGATACTACATTTTGTGTCCAATAATCTGATACTGCACACTCGGTTTGTGCAAAACCTAGTAGAATATTTCCTACCAGATTCTTTTCTTCAGGTGTTAATCTTTCATTCCAATCCTTAACATCTCCTGACATTGGTATTTCGGTGTGTAGCCAAAATGCTTGAGCTTGCTTTAACCACCCTTCAGTATAATACTCAGGGTACTCAAATGGCTTGTAAGCTATTCTATTGTCAAATAATCCCATATTTATTTTTTTAACAAGTTTGATTCTAAATTTTCAATTCTCATTTTATAATTATCAGCATGAACCGTATGCCTATCATCAACACTACCTTTTACCCAAAGTTCTGACTTATCTAAAAAATCTTTTCTGCTGATATCTCCACAATACCATATATTTTCAATATCATAGTATTTTTTGCGGACACCTTCTCCTTCTGTCCTCTTAAACTCAATACTTAAAAAACAATATGTATCTGGTTTTTGATGAAGACTAGTTTTAGCTACAGAAACACGATAATTATCCTTTGGTTTTACTGTTCTTCTTTTTGTTTTTAATTCAATCCTTTGATTTTTATATAAAATATCGTGATTGTAATCATCTGTAGGTTTAGTCCCCCAATATTTTGCTAAAGCTAACTCAGCTATTCTAGCTGCTGCATTGGCTCTACCTTTTGTTATTGAGTTATTAAGAGATCCAAGGTCTTTAGACCATTTGTGAGCCTCTTTAATCATTTCTTTTGTATGAGGTATTTTGGTTATTTTATCCATCTTGTCTGTTTTTTAAAATTAAATAAATTGTTTTATCACACTCCTTATTGGTTTGTGGTTTATATAGGTTTCTATCATCCCCTATCTCTTGCATGTGTTTCTTGAATAACTTCCATCTCATTGGAAAGGATTCATTTGCCCTACCCTTAGTTTCTATTACAAAGTCTTCACCTACAAAATCAGGGGTATATCTAATACCTAAAACTTTTTTATCTCCTCTATTAATATATTCACCCTTCCCATTATTCTGTCTCTCATGTGCTTGACTATTAAATTTAAACGATTCAATAAGTGTAAAATTTTCTCCTTCATATTCAAATTTTATTTTTGCTTTCTTTAAAGCTATGTACATATATTTTTCTAACCCTGATGCAAAATCAATACCATCATAGGTTATTTTTTTAGATACAACCGGACCTTTTTTTCTTTTATATTTAAAGACCCTGTTCATAACTATCTCTCCTCATTAAAAACTCAGCTTTCTCTTTTTCAACTAAAGCAAGATGTTCTAGTTGTTCCCTTGCAGTTTGTATATAAACAACTGCATCCATAAGTTCCTCTTGAGTATCTTCTAAGTACCCTGCTAAACTTTTCATTCCTGATATTCTCTCCTCATGCAAAGACCTCCCATATTTTTTCATACCCACCTCACTTCTCTCCGCATACTTTCTTATGACCCTTTCTACTACGGGATCTTCAACATTTAATTTAATATTATTTTTTGTATTTTTCATAATAGTATCTTCTATATTCAAATATTTTCTCCCAAATTGTAGTTGGAGTATAGGTTTCTGGTGATTTATATGTTTTACCTCTTATGTCTATTTCAACATACCATTTCTTTTTCCTATATCCTATCTCCACCGGAGTTATAAATATACGATTCCTATGACACCACAATCTTATATCAAGATCTTGTGTTGTTGGATTGTAGTTACCCATGTATTCTACTTTTCTTCCCAAGGCAATGGATCTCCGTCATCTACAACTAATGGTATGTAGCTTCCGGAATTTCGCTCCCATGTAAAGTGAGCTTCTGCACCGTTTTCGCCTAGGTTTTGAAATTTTACTTTTAACACTTTTACTTTTACGGTTTTAGCTTCGTAGTCTCTGTGAACTAAAAGACCATGATAACTAGCATCGTACCATTCACCACCACCTTTAATATTGTACATGTTTGGTTCTTCGGTCTTACCATCCTTGTCTTTGTACATCTTGGTGGGGTGTGCTACTACTATAACAAGTACATCATACTTTTTTGCAAAAGATTCAATCTTGCTAAGATAGTCCATTGTGTAAACATTCACATCACCTGACCCATCTAAACTTCTAACTTTATTAAATGGATCTATTACCAAACACTTAATCCCTTTCCTCTTGACGAGTTCTGCACCCTTTTTCAATACAGATTCTAAGTTATAAGTGTCCATGTCGATAAAGAAAAAGTTATCATTAACATGCTCAGTCACTTCATTCCACTTATCACTACCTATCTCAGATGCCGGAGGCATGGTTCCCCATACTTTACGCATTAATTTATGTGCATGCATGTGAATAGGGTGATTCTCCGGTGATGCAAAAGCTGTCTTCCAATGATAGTTCTTGTTATAACCTACCACCATCTGATCAACAAAGTCTGATTTACCCGAACTTGGTATACCGGTTACAGTTATAAACTGCCTAGTGTATGTAGAGAATATCTTATCAAAATTATCTATTCCGATTTGGTAACCGGGTTTGAATCCGTTCACAACAAAATCCTTCAAATCATCTTCGACATCTCTAAGTGTTGACACACCCTCTAAAGGAACTTGTGTCGCTTTGTTTATTACATTGTTTAGCTTCTCAGATCCAAACTCCAACAAATATTCGTTGGCATCCTTACACCCATTGAAGTCTACAAGATAACAAACTTCAGCACCTAGTCTACGTATAAACTCTTGACGCAAAGCCTGACCGGCATCATCAGCATCAACCGCTAATACAATTTTAGTTTTGTCTTCAAGGTAATCTATACAGTTGTCTAAATAGTCTAGATTATTAGAGTTTAATGTAGCACCATTGGGAACTGATATAGCATTCTTAATGCCGGATTCATGTAGTGCTAAAACATCCATCTCACCTTCAACTATCACACAAGAATCATAACCTACAACTGAATTTATATTGTAGAATATTTTCTCTGCACCTTTAAATAGCTTAAAGTTCTTTCTACCGTCCCTATACTTTATGTTGATCAACTGATCCCCCATAAAATAATTGAACTTAATAGTGTTCTCTTTTTGATTGCTCTGAGGCATAAACTCCTTACCTTCGCTTACACGTAGATCATCAAGTGTTTGTTTTGATATACCTCTAGACTTAAACCACTCTTCAACTTTAGAATCAACCTCCTTAATGGTATTAACTTCAGGTCTTACATAAACCTTTTCACTAGCACCTTTACGTTGGTAGGTGTGTAGTTGGAATGTGGTGTTACAATTGTGACAAGTCCCAAGACCTCTCTCCCAATCGTAGCTTGCGCATTTGGTTTTACGATTAGATGGTTTTCTAGTAGAAGAACACAAGGGACAAGTCCCCTGTGTTTTACCTTCCTCTAGATCATATTGATTAAATTTATCAATAATAAAACCATTAATCTCTATGGTTTCTACATTCATAATCTAAAATGGTAAGTCGTTAGATTCAACCATAGCTTCACTAGCTTTCGCTTGTGGTGCTTGTTGCTGATCATCACGAGGTGCAGGGTCAGGCATTACACCATTCCCCCAAACAACTTTAATGTTGCCTAGATAAGTCTTCGCAGACTTAGACTCTCGTTCTTCTTTACTCTGACTAACCACAATTGGTCCTTGATTACCAAACTGATCAAGTTCATCATTTATTGATATTGATATGGGTAAGTATTTACCTTTCTTACCTTCGATAATCTTATCTTTAGGTATGTTACTTAGGTTTATACTACCGGTTATAATTCCAGCCATAAGCTTATTGTTTAAAAATTAAAAAAAAAATTAAATTAAATTCCAGTTTTACAATGTTTTATTAATGAAAAACTGATTTGGATCAAAGTCTTCTGAATTATAAAACAACTCATAGGCTTCAATCGCTCTTTGTACCTTATCAAGCCCTGATCTGTAAAATTGATCAGAACAATCATAGACACCTATTTGATTAGTGTTCTTGTCTATTACTAAAAACAAGAAGTCGTAATCAAATATTTTCTTGTATATGTATGCTTGACTGTCGTAGTTGTATCTCTTAGCAGAATATTCAAACTTATGAATGTCATTGGTAGTCTTTAGATCTACTATAAGTTTTTCATCCACGTTTATTATATCTGCCTTACCTTTCCACATACGACCCTCTATATTAGAGATGCCCGGCACTTCATATTGATTTTTTGGATTTCTGATTAAATCCCTACAAACATCATTACTTAAAATTTTATCTGTCATTGATTCAATCATGTCCACTTCATGCTCTAATAAGCATATCTCACCACCCGAAGTTTCCTTGTAGGTTTTAGTGTTTCTAGTTGATGACTTGATAATCTTGTACTTCTTTAGTTTGTCAGGTTCTAATATTGCGGTATGAAAATACCCACCTACAACAAGAGGTACAGTCTTATCAAAGGAATTGTGTAAAGACATTGGGTTGAGTAGCAGTTTACTTATGTCTGAGTTGCTAAGATATTTCTTACCAAACTCACCATAGTAATGCTCATCATCCTTAAGCTTTTCAAGTATTTCCTTTTCAGTCATCTTATAATGAAGACTTAATTAGTTCATCAACCCTAGAGGTGTGATTTGTGTTTGTTTTTGCCTTAGTAAAGTCTTCTGACTCATCCTGACCAAACACACCTAGTGCATAGAATCCGGTTAGTTTTAAAACTATCCTTGACATCGCCCTTTTCTCTGCCATAGCTAGAACATAGCTTTGTCTACAGTTTTTAGGGTTAGCTTCACCAAAGGTGGACAACCTCCTGTCGTTCCATGTAGCTGTAGCTTTCACAGCCGCTGATACAGACGGTGTATACTCCACCATCTCATAGTCAATGTCTATATCTGCCACCGCTTGGATCTTGTCAATCCCACTACGAGTAATTATAGTCCACCCTTGTGGGGACTTAAAGGTATCATCCTTATGTAACTCATACTTTTTGTACAAGTCATTCAATATATCGGTCTTACTTCTGGTATTCATAATATAAAAGTTAAATTAAACAAAATTACTATCTACGCTAAGTATAATCCAAAACCTGAGACGGATCTACATTCTCTATTAGTTTTTGAACCGCTTGTTTCTTTATTTTAGAAACCTTAACGTAAGCACTAGACCCTTTCAAGTCCAACGCATCTGCTATCTCTTGTGCTGAATGCTTATTACAATCAAGACCATAACTTAGTCTCAACACTTGATATTCTTTACTGTTTAAATGCTTCCTTAACAAACCTGATAAGTAAACATTCAACAAGTCCATATTCTTTGATTCTGATTTATCCTCCACCTCTAAAGATATGTCTTCCTTGTCTTCATATTCATCAACTGATAAAAATATAGAGTTGAAAAACATAGCCACCATCTTCTCATCTTTACCAAAGTTCTTCCGGATCTCTTGCAACTTATGCTCTGGGATCCTCATGTCTGCTCTATTAATATCTATTCCCCTCCTTATCGCACCCCTTATCCTTTTAGACAAAAAAGCTTTCATTGTATTTTCTTTATATTTAGACTGATTAAATATATTCCAATCAATCCTATCTATTGCTTTTATTAAACCTAAACTACCCTCTTGTATTAAGTCTAGGATATCCATAACACCTGAAGCCTGAGATGCAGTTGAAAACTTCTTCGCTATATTTTCAACTAAAGGTAAAAATCTTACTATCATTTCATCTTTCGTAAGTTCATCGTATGGCTTCTCAAAGTCTACCCTACTAACTCTATTACTCAGATCCTCTTTGTATATTCTATATGTGTTTGCGTTATACTTTTTCATTAAGAATATCCCTCTCAACCTTCAACTCAGTATCCATAGTTCTATGTATAGTTCTTGTTGAACAATTTAATATTTTAGCTATATTAGATATGGTTATCTTTCTTCTATCTCTGTTGATTTCTAACATGCATTCATAAATGCTTTCATTATCAACAATCTTAGATCTACCTACCATCTCACCAACTATCTTTAATTTTTGCTTTCTAGATAGTCCGGTGCCATCTTTAAACACTATTGTTTTTTTCTTGTTTCTAGGTTTTAAAGAAAAGTCATTAGACAAGGCTTGATCTATGTATCTGTCTAAATAACTTTTCTTAATTTCAAAGGTAACAAAACCATTTTTAATTTCAGCTATAAAGTAAATTATTTTCCTAAATTCATCTTCATCCCAATCTATGTTTATGTACCTTAACACCATTATATGCCAAATTAAAGACTTGTATGTAGTTATTTTAGCACTACCATAAAACAAGTTATAATCCTGATATGTACCTTCTTCATAGAAAGATCCCCAATAATACTTTTTAGTTGGAACATCTGTGGTAGGTTCTTTCTTGTACTGAAATCTTCTACGATGCAGATAATCTATGTTCCTTGTATAGTGTGACATTAGCCTGTTACTATTATATATTATATACCCTATTGTCACACTTGTATGTCATCCGATGTAATTTTAATTCTAACCCCTTTCCATTTCCCTAATTTTCTAGAATTTTCTACAAGAAAATCTATTGATTTTTTGTAACGTCTATTCATCACATCTTGAATCTGCCAGACACCATCGAGATTTCCGGCACCTTTAACTTCTATACATTCTCCAAACTCCCAACCTTCTTTTAACATATCTTGCGATACTGCCACCCAACGATGTACCTCTGGACAATCAGGGTTTATAATTGATCCTGATGCGGTGATAAATGGCGTTGAGTCGGTTTGCTCCGGTACTGCGTTATATACTGTTGCAGTTACCAAAATTGCACCTAATAACTTAATCATAATTCTCCTCTTTTTTGATTATCAATTTGATCTAGCTTATTATTAATTTTGTCTATTTTATTTTTAATTATTGCCGCTTTCTCATACTCTTCCTTATCCTCGTATGTGTTTAGTAAAGTCATGAGCCTAGCTAGTTCACCCACCAACAACTCCTCCTCAGTTAGTTGAGTATTGAGTAAAGTAAATAGTATATCGTTGATGTTAAATAGGTCAGCCTCCATTTTTGCTTTAGCTTCCAACATCTTTCTTATTACTATGTCAGCAATCTCATTTTTTTCTTTTTCAGTCATATAAAATTATCATATAGTTTATCATCTTTTTCTTGAAGTTCAACAATACGTTCATACTCTTGCTCCAAATAGCTATCTATCATTGCATCCTCATATATCTCTTCATCAATATAAATTGATAGATCACCCTTCCTAAGTTCTTGAATAAACACTAAGGATAAATCGTAATTGTTGTGAAACACATGCTCATTAAGGAATACTTTACCTGAAGATCCTTCCGGATCCTTATTAATAGTTGGTATGCCTCTTGCATCCTTACTTAAAATATTTTCATTATATTTTGCGACTGTGAGTTTGTATCCATCGGAGGTATAGTCCGAATAGATTTGAAAATCGCACTTGCCAAATGAACTTTGGTCTTTGCATATCTCCGTTTTGTAGTGGTCTAAAACGAAGTTTATTCTATCTTGATCTTCCATATATAATTACAGGTTTTTGGTTTAATTTAATAGCTGTAAGGGGAGGACTCGAACCTCCAAGAGTGTAAAATACACCCACTACCGAGATAGGGTAGCGTGTCTGCCATTCCACCACCTTACAGTGTGCAGATTTTTTTTAAAGTGAATCTGCAAACACTTAAACAACTAAACAACACTATGAATAAACTACACTATGTAGTGTCTTTAATTACTAAACTGTGCTATAAAAGCTACGATAGTAATAATATTTATAATCATATAAATTATGAAGCTGACTATACTATCTTCCTTGTCTAACCATTCTTTATAAGATTGCAAACTTAGCATACTAAATACACCTATCAAACATATTCCGTATATAAATAATTGTGTTTCCATATCAATAATATTTTTTTACTTCTTTAATTTTTCCGCATTTACCACATTTGTCTCTTGACATTGCATTCAATGCACCACATACACACTCCCATGCAATAGCTTTATTGTCGTTCATAAAAGTCCATTCAGGTTTAATCATAAAACTCATTTATTTGATTTAATGATTTAGATCCATAAGACGCATAATCTGTATAAGAGTAAATTAAGGTTGTACCTTTGTTCTGCTTTACCTTATCCATCCATGCGTTCTTAGGTATTGTGTACGTGTAT